GCAGGAATCTCTCCCCAAATGGCCAGATTTGACCCACCCACAACCGAAAGGCCTAAGTCATGACCCAAAAGAAAATTGAACCGCCAGAGGATAAACCAATGGACATCTACCTATCGCTCAATTCTGCATTGTCGGTAGCCAGTTGGATCAGTCCCAGTGATGTAGCTGCGATAACTCTCGCCCGGCGCATGGCCAAGGCACTAGATACAAGCTTTGACATGGGCGCTGACCTAAAAGACATAACCGCACTATCTGGTAAGTTTCTAAGTGTCCTACAGCAATTACACCTGACTGTGGAAACCCGGACTGCCAGTAAAAAAGAACAGGAACATGATGGGACTGCCTATGTCGGAGATTTCCTACGGCTTGTCAAAACCAAGAATCCAAAGCCCACCGCTAAAACTACCCAGCGCAGGCCCGTTAGTAAGCCAGTTAGCGGATGAACTGGGTGTACCTTTACTGCCTTGGCAATCACATGTCCTAGATGACGCATTAAAACTTAATAAGAATGGCACATGGGCTAGATCCCAAGTAGGTGTGTTAGTGGCTCGCCAGAATGGCAAGACTCACATGATGCGCATGCGCATACTTGCAGGCTTGTACATCTTTGGAGAGAAAAGCACTATAGCCATGTCACAGACTAGGCAACTTTCACTTGATACTTTCAAGCAAACTGTGGACATGGCTGAGAGCCTTGACTGGATGCGTAAACGGATTAAACGAGTCTCCCGGACTAACGGCCAAGAGGAAATTGAGGTGTACTGCCATCACTACCCAAAATCTTGTAACACTAAATGCGAGAGATTACGCAAGTACGCAATTAGAGCTGCGACTAGTGAGGGTCCACGCGGATCTACAGCAGACCTGCTGTATGTGGATGAACTGCGAGAAATTGATGCGGCCACTTGGGCAGCCGTAACTCCAATCACCAGAGCCAGACCAAATGCTCAAGTATTTTGGACATCAAATGCTGGCGATCTAAACAGCACTGTCTTAAATGAACAAAGGCGTAGGGCCTTAACTTTTGAGTCCCCAAGAATGGGTTACTACGAATACAGCGCACCGCCCGGATCAGATGTAAACGATGAAAAGGCTTGGGCAATGGCTAACCCTGCAATGGGTTACACAATTACAAAAGAAAACATCAGAGATGCATCAGTCTTTGATACAAAAGACGCTTTTAAAACTGAGTCACTTTGTATGTGGATTGATGCAATCGAAAATCCATTCCCATTAAACATGTGGAATGAGGGCGAAAAAGATGTAAGCCTAGAGGATGGACTGCCTACATGGATGGCATTAGATCTTTCATTTAGTCGTGAGTTGGCTTGTCTAGTTACTATCCAAGAGCGACCAGAGGGCCTTGCAGTATTCCTACATGAATGGAAAAAAGAGGGCGGAATAAATGACCTTGAACTTACAAGTGAAATTGCACAATTGGCTCGTAGATACAGGCCGCGTGTATTTGCTTATGATCCAAATACATCAGGTTACATAGCACCAAGGCTGGCACAAGCTGGTGTGCAAACTGAACCCACACCATGGGCATCAGCTGCATTTGCTATAAGTTGCGATCAAACATTAAACGCTATGCAGTCTGGCAGATTTATTCATCCCGGACAAGAAACAATGCATCAGCATTTAGTTTCATGTGCAAGACGGCCAGCATCAGATGGTGGCTGGCGCATTGCTCGCAGAGCTGCACAAGTACCGATCACAGCTGCAGTTGCTTTAGTCATGGCGGCGGGTCATGCTTGTGCGCCACAACAGACTGTGACTATCATTAGCAGTTAGGGTCTACTTGGCAGTACCTTAAATGTGTGGGCTAGTCACTCCTATCACTAGCCCACACATTTCGACACGCCGTTGATGTGCTTGAATGTCGGACAATTATGAGATAATGAATTATGGGATTTATTGATTTCTTATTGGGTACGACACCAGAAAAATCAGATGTGAAAGCCGCCGCTAAGGCTGGCGTTCAAATACCTTATTACCAAGATTCTTGGTCACCATTAGCAATGATCCGGGTAAGCCGATCAGATGCAATGCAAGTACCAGCAGTAGCCCGAGCAAGAAACATTATTTGTGGAACTATCGGAACACTTGGCTTAAATGCTTACAATGACATTACCTACGCAGAAGTAGAGGGTCGCTCATTATTGAAGCAACCTGATCCAGCATTACCACTTGCAGTAACAATGGCTTGGACTATTGAGGATTTATTATTTCAGGGCCAAGCCTTTTGGGTTGTATTGGCAATAAGTCCAGAGGATGGCAGACCAACACAAGCTCGTCGCATTGACCCAATGCGTGTTACTTTTACAACGGATACACAAACTGATGAAATCATCAACGGGTTTTACCTTGATGGTTACTTAACACCTATAACTGGTGTTGGTTCGCTTATCATGTTTAGCGGTATTGATGAGGGCATTCTTAATCGAGGTGGCCGCACAATTTCAACAGCACTAGAACTTGAAAAGGCAGTTTCCCGGATGGCTGCCGAACCTAACCCAACAATGGTTATCAAGAACACAGGCGTGGATTTACCTGCAGAACAAGTATCCAGCCTGTTAGCCTCATGGGCAGCTGCTCGCCAAAAGCGATCAACCGCCTATCTATCCGGGCCATTAGATGTAACAACTTTTGGCTATGATGCCCAGCAAATGGAATTAAGTCAGTCACGCCTGAACACTGCAGCTGAAATTGCCCGCATGTGCAACATTCCAGCATGGTACTTAAATGCGGAATCAGCCAGCGCCACATATAGTTCAGTGACACAGGAGCGTCGCAGCCTCATCGATTTTAGTTTGCGCCCCTATATGTCGTGTGTGGAGGAGAGATTGTCGATGAACGACTTGACTCCTAGAGGGCAAACAGTTCGCTTTGATCTAGATGATTACTTACGCGGTAACCCTATGGAACAAATTGACGTATTAACCAAAATGCTAGATGCAGGACTTATTACCGTTGATGAAGCGCGTGAAGAAATGGATTTAGCACCGAGAGGAAACACAAATGCAGATTAGTTTCGATGGCCAAATCTTGGCAGCTGATACCGAAACCCGAACCATTAAAGGATTAGTTGTACCTTTTGCAAAGGTAGGCAACACATCCGCTGGCCCAGTTCGCTTTAACTTTGGCGCATTTGGCGAAATTGATCCAAGCCAAATTGTGCTTAATGCCGAGCATGACAGAACCAGACCCCTAGGTCGTGGCGTGGCTGAGTCTTTAGAGGTTAGCCCAGCAGGTATTTCAATGGCATTTAAGATTGCGCCAACTAATGCTGGAAATGATGCGCTGGTTGAAGCCGCCGAGGGATTACGCCCGGCATTTAGCATTGAAGCCAAAGTCAATGAGTATTCAATTGAGCGCGGAGTCATGGTTGTTTCATCAGCCTTGATGGAAGCCGTCGCTCATGTCACAAATCCTGCATTCAAGGATGCGACCATTGCAAGTGTTGCAGCTTGCGATCATGAGGATGAGATCAACCCAGAAACCACCGAAGCAGAAACCCCTGCCGAGGATGAACCACAGGAGACAACAGTGGACGAAGTAACAACACCAGTTGCAGATGAAGTAACAGCAGCCGCTGTTGTTCAGGCTGCCGCACCAGTGGCTTTCACTAAGCCACGTTCACCGATCGTAGATGGCATTAGCTACCTAGATCACTCAATCAAAGCCGCAATGGGCGATGATGACAGCAAGATGTACATTCGCGCCGCGGATGACGACACCTCAACCAACACGGGCCTCACACTCCCACAGCACCTTAACGAGTTTGTAACTAACACAATCTCGGATCGCCCAGCGATCAACGCTGTACGTCGTGAGTCACTAGTTAGTTCTGGGATGAGCTTCACCATTCCGAAGCTAGGAACTGCACCAACAGTTGCAGACACTGACGAAAACCAGAGCCCATCCGAAACTGGCATGACTTCTGATTACCTAACAGTGACTGTAAACAAGTTCGCTGGCCGTAACGATGTGAGTTGGGAGCTTCTCGACAGAAGTTCACCTGAGTTTCTCTCATTGCTCCTCTCCCAGATGAATGATGCCTATGCTAAGGCAACAGACGAAGCCCTACTGGCACAATTTGTAGCACAAGGCACAGCATCAACTGGCGTTGCTGCAACTGCCGTTGGTTTCACTTCCTATGTTGGAACTGAATCAGCAGCTCTTTACAAGGCAACAAAGAAAAAGGCTCGTAACGTAGTTGCTAACACCGCAGTATGGGGTGGCCTAATGGGTGCAGTAGATGGCTCAAACCGCCCTCTTTACACTGCCTACAACGTACAGAATGCACCGGGCGCACTTACTCCGGGCGCAGCTGATGGAAACATCCAAGGCTTGAACTTGTATGTAGATCCGTACATCTCAGCAGCAACTTGGGTTGATGACAGCGCGTTCATCATTGCACCAGATTGCGTAAGCGTTTACGAAAGCAACACGACTCGCTTGCAAGTGAACTTGATCGAAACAGGTCAGGTCCGCATTTCGCTATATGGCTACATGGCCATCGCTGTGAAGCAAGCAGACGGCATCCGCCGCTTGAACATCACCTAGGGATCGTTCAACAAAAGTGTGGGGGATGCGGCCCTGTGTCCCCCACACACCCTTTACTAGACAGGATTAAACAATGGCACTAATTACACTAAGCGAGTTAAAAGCCGTACTTGGTATTGGTGACATTTATGCTGATGCAATTGTGCAAGCAGTTGCTGATTCAGCTGAAAACATTATCTTGTCTTATTTAATTTTTGATGATGCCGCTATCAAAGCAGTATCACTAACAGGCAATGTGGCAACCTTTTATTGCTACGAAAATTCTTATGTTGCTGGACAGGCTTTAACAGTCACAGGTTGCGGATCACCATTCAATGGATCACGCACAGTAATTGATTCATATACTGGCCCGGGTGAGCCTTATTTCACAGCCGCAATTACTAACGCAGACATCATTCGCCGTAACATCATTCCAAGTGGCCGAGCAGTGCTTACAAGCCAAGCGGCTTTGTATGACACCACACCAGAAGTCCGAGAAGCTGCTATGGCCGTTGCTTGTGACATCTGGATCACTCGCACTGGCACACTAGGCCAGCAAGGTGTTGACTTCCAAAGTCCAGCACCGTACCGCCTAGGCCGGTCAATGTTTACTCGGGTATCAGGACTACTTGGCAAGCACCTAGACACTAGGGGCTATCTTGGCTAATCTGGCCACCTACCGCGCTAACCTTGCCGCAACTCTCGCAGCTGCTGGTCGGGTTGTTTACTCATACCCAAATGAGAACATCACACCGCCAGCCATTGTGCTTGTGCCGGGATCGCCTTACATCACAGTTGGCGCAATCGGTGGCGCTCGTTGCCATGTGCGCTTTGACATTACTTGCATTGTAAATGCAGCCGATAACCAAGCGGCCTTAGCAAACTTGGAAACTTTAATTTTGTCAGTAACGGATCTACTTGCCAATAACATTTCGTTTTTGGGTGGATGGTCACAGCCGACAGTTCAGCAGATCGGAAATGCCGACATGCTAATCAGCCAACTCAACATCGAGATGGTCACAACCAACTAGAAAGGCAAGTCATGCCAGCAACATACATAACTGGTCGGAATCTGACCCTGAGCATCAACTCGGTGTCTTACGCTGACCAAGCATCAACAGTTACCCTAGAGCGCGAAAACAATCAGCAGGTACTGGAAGTTCTATCGGGTCGCGCTTACAAGACCGTAGATAAGACAGCAACACTGAATGTGGAACTATACCTAGATGACACATCCAGCGCTGGCATTATCTCAGCACTTTGGGATGCGGCTAACTCTGCACCAGATACATCACTGGCATTCAGTTTTGATGTCAATGGTGACACTTTCACTGGGAATGTGTTCCCGGTATTCCCAACAGTCGGCGGCGCTGCTACCGATGTATTGACCACATCCCTCAGCTTTGTTGTTGAGGATGGAACAGTCGCAAGAGCCTAACGAAAAGGAACAGGGCAACCATTATGGAATACAAAGTAATAACACAACAGGGCAATAACTACATAGTGAGCGATGATAATGCTTGGCTGTGGGTCGAGATCGAAAGAGAACTTGGCTACACAGTAAGTCAAGCGGCTGAAAAGATGGGCAACGGATCATTAGATGTGATTACTTGCATGCTTTACAAAGCCGCCAAGAGTGCTGGGCATACCTTACTGCCCAGCCAGCAAGCATGGGTTGTCAATGAGTTTGACTCTTTCGAGGTGATAGAGGAAAGCCCAAAAGACAGCTGAGAGATCACCTAGTCAGGATCGCCGTATCAACGGGAATCCCAATGGCAGATCTCATGCAGTGGTCGCTCGCAGACATCAACACAGCAGTCACGCTGATCTCAGAAAGGAATGGACATGGCAACTAGTAAAGCGACAGTCAAGATCGAACCAGATCGCCGCCAGTTGAGCAGTCTCTATAAAGCCTTTCGAGAGATGGATGATGGATCTAAGCAAGCACTTAAAGATGAAGTGACATCTATTAGCGCATGGTCAGCCGGTGAACTGCGAAACAGTTACACCATGAACCCATACCCGGCACAGGCTCAAAAGGTAGCAGCCACAATCCGAGCCAATAAAGACCGAATCCCAAATGTTACCATCGGTGGTAGTAAGGGTCGCTTTAGTGGTGGGGCAGTATCGGGCAATGTTTTGTTCGGATCTGAGTTTGGTGGGCCAGCGCCTTTTGCTAATGGTGGCCGCCGTTTTCCAGAGCGATCAGCGCCCGAGGGTAGGGGCAACATTGGCTATGGCATTTTTAAGAAACTTAAAGAGATCCAGCCGCGGTTGTCAGCTGAATGGAAAGATGCAGTCAATCGACATGTAATCAAGAAATGGGATAAAAAGTAATGGCTGATGTAAGGACTCTTAAACTCAATTTACTTGCCGATGTAAGTCAGTTTGGCAAGAGCCTAAGTAAGGCAGATACAGACACCAAGTCATTCTCGGGCAAAATCAAGGGTTACAGCAAAGTAGCTGCTAAGGCTTTTGCTGCCGTAGGTGTGGCCGCTGGAGTGATGGCAGTCAAGATCGGTGTTGATGGAGTCAAGGCTGCAATTGAGGATGAAGTCAGCCAAAAGAAACTGGCCAAAACTTTACAGAATGTAACCAAGGCAACTGACAAACAGATCGCGGCTACTGAGGATTATATAACCAGCGCTCAATTACAGTATGGAATCTCGGACACTAAACTTCGTCCGGCACTTGAGATCCTAGCTCGCCGCACTAAAGATGTTACCGAAGCCCAAAAGTTAAACAATCTGGCGATAGACATTGCAGCTGGTACTGGTAAGGATCTTGAGACCGTAGCGACTGCACTGGGTAAAGCTTACGGCGGCAACCTCACATCACTTAAAAAACTTGGTGTACCATTAGATGAGAACATCATTAAAACAAAAGATTTTGATGCAGCTACAAAAGCCCTCACAGATACCTTTGGCGGATCTGCTCAAGCCAATACCAAAACTTATCAGGGCCAGTTAAACATCCTGAACGAGCGTTGGGGCGAATTAAAAGAGGGTATTGGTCAAAAGGCTATCCCGATACTCAAAAGGTTACTAGAGCAAGTGAACCTAGTTGCCATTGGCTTTAGTGGCGAGGATCAGAAAAAAGGTTTGACTAATAAAGTCAGAGCATTATCTAACGATCTTGATGGCAAGTCTGGCGGCGTAAAACTTGGCGAAAGTTTGAAAGATGTAGCAGATTCTTTTGGTCAATTGTTTGGCGCTTTGTCTGGCGACAAAGCCAAAAGCGGTAATGATAATTTAGAAAACTTGGCGGAAGCCTTTCAAAATGTTGCAAATGGAATCAACTCCATTACTAACGCTTACAGAAAAGTAGGAAGGCTTGGCTCATCCTTTAGATCATCACTAATTGGTCAGTTTGTTTATGCAGAGGGTCAGTTTGCGCCATCAAATGCCCCACTTCGTCGCGCAGCTGGCGGCAGTGTGATGGGCAATCAGCCTTACATTGTTGGAGAGTTTGGCCCTGAGATGTTTGTTCCATCAGGCTCGGGGTCAATCCGTAAGGCATCAGGCACTGGCGATGGCGTGACCATAATCATGAATGGTGTCATCGATGGCGAGTCTGCTCGCAGATCCATTGAGCGACTACTGCAAAACTCAGCGCGTAGAACAGGTGCGATCAACTTAGTTGGGGCTACGCTGTGACCGATTACGAGCCGTATCCAACAGTCACTTTTGCAGGTACAAAGACTTACGCAGATAACACCATCAGCTCTATTTCCATAAGCAACGGGCGCAATGATGTCATTGAACAGCCACAACCCGGCTACTCCCGAATCGAACTATGGACTGATGCCAGTGAGCCGTTAGATGTAAACCTTTCCGACTCGGTGGAGATAGCAATAGAGTCAGCAACTTATGGAGATGGCACTAGAACTAACTTACTCACTAATCCAAACTTTGAAACTAATGCAACTGGCTGGACTAATGCTCAAACTGGCGGTGTCACGCGATCAACCGATTATGCCCGTAGCGGGGTAGCAAGTGGGAAAACAACTTGGTCCTCCAGTAGCGATAGCAATGCTTTCGCTTTTTTAGCTGCCAGTTTTTCCTATCCTGCCACTGGTATTTATACAGTTTCCGCTTATTTTTATATTCCAGTAGGTTCAACTTTGGCTGGTCGGACAATGACTTTCACATCCGAGGGTGGAACGGCGACTGTTACTTCACTAAGTTCGACACCAGCAACCCTTGTAGCAGGTACTTGGGTCAGGGCAAGTCAAAGGGTTAATTGTACGGTCATTGGCACAAAGAATTTAGTAGCGCGTTTATCCGGAACACTAAGCACAGCAATAGGACAGACCATTTATGTAGATGATGCTATGCAAGAAAAATCAAGCACAGCAAACGATTACTTTGACGGCTCATCCACAGTGCCAATCGGGTGTGCATGGACTGGCACTGCCAATGCCAGCACCTCAACACAGACCGGGATTAATTACCCAATCTTTACTGGCATAGTCAGCGACATAGAAATAGACATAGATGCCTATGGATCTGACGGATCAATCGCTCGCTATTCGATCACAGCCGTTGGCCCACTTGCTACACTCAATCGCCGAGTTGCTGGCACAGCCAATTTTGCTAAAGAAAATGACGGAACAAGGATTCTGAACATCTTGAGTGAAGCCTTTTTGACTGAGTGGGATGATGTTGCGCCACTCCTGACTTGGGCAGATCTGCCAGTGGGTGTTACATGGGCCAGTTATGATGCAGTGGCTTTGGCCCTAGTTGATAACTTGACAGCCAACATTGATGTGCCGGGTCAATACGAACTCATGGCATATACAGATGGCAGTGCCGATGCTTACAGTCTGACCACAGTTGCCGCGAATTCTGGCCGAGGTGTGTTGTGGGAGGGTCACAATGGGGATTTGCATTATGACGATTACCTCGCTAGAGATAGTGCACAGATCCTAACGCTCACAGCTGATGACATCCTCGCCCAAGGACTTAGAACAGCCGCGCAATTAGGTGAAATTGTCAATGACGCAGTAGTGAGTTATCGCGCTGGCACAGCCAATAGCAGAGATGAACAGTCAATAATTCTCTACGGCCAATTAACAGGCACACGCGATACAGTCCTACACAACTTAACCGATGCCGAAAACCAAGCGGCTGACTTTGTAGCTGCAAGAGCCTTTCCAAGAATGTACCCGGAACAAATCACTGCCCCATTGCATTCACCTACCGTTACGGATCTAACACGGGATGGCTTAATCAGCATTTACAACGGCGTAAGAATCCAGACCTCGGCACTGCCAGAGGTTTTTGGCACATCCTTTGACGGCTTTGTTGAGGGCTACACATGGAACTTGACTCGATACACAGCTGAATTGGCTCTGATTTGCTCGGCATACTCCGAAACATATTCAAGCATTATCTGGTATCAGTTACCACCAACAACCACTTGGAGCGGTTATACTCCAAGTACTACAGAATGGCAGGATCTATAAAATGGCTGGCGTAACAACCAACAATTCGTGGGATTATCCCACAAGCACTGATTATGTTAAAGATGGCGCCACCGCCATTCAGACATTGGCAACCGATATTGATACAAGTGTGGGCACAGGCTTACTGGCTTGGACTACTTACACGCCGACATTATCTGGCACTGGCTGGTCGTTAGGCAATGGAACTCTTACAGGCAGATCCGCCAAATTGGGCAAAATAGTTTGTGCTGAAATTATGCTTACCTTTGGCAGCACCACCGTTGCTGGCTCAGCAGTCCCCACAGTAACTTTGCCACATACAGCGAACACAACCATTAGCCCGAACCCAGCTCATGTCACAATTAATGATACTTCCGCATCGACAACATACATAGGGCAAGGCTCTCTAACTTCCACAGGTGTGACGGCAAATGTTGGCGTATCAAGCGGTGCTTATACTTCATTAACAGGTTTGGCGGCAGGTGTGCCAATTACTTATGCAACGGGCGATGAAGTCCGCTGGTCGTGTATGTACGAGGGCACTTAATGTTACCAATTAAGAATGGCAAGATTACAACACCATTTGGCAAACTAGGCAAGCACTGGTCAACAGGCAAGCACCTTGGCGTGGATTTTGCAGTGCCAGTTGGTACACCAGTTTTGGCAGTAGCTGACGGTAAAATCACAAGCGCCAACTGGGGCAAGGCTTATGGCAAACAAGTAGTCCAGCAGGTAGAAAATGGCTATGTCATCTATGCACATCTAAACGCTGTACGAGTTAAGCCCGGGCAGTTTGTAAAGGCTGGCCAAATCGTTGGCGAATCTGGAAGCACAGGCAATTCCACAGGTCCACACTTGCACCTAGAATTGCGCGATAAGATCCGGTGGACTGGTGGCAAGGCAATAGATCCTAAAGAGCTGCTGAAAGGCTAGACATGGAGATTTTGAAATGGGTTGCCAATAGCCCCATAGCATCGTTTTGCAAGGTGTTTGGGGCAGGTGTTTTGGGCTGGGTACTAATTAACGCCGACACGCTAAACATTCATCCAGCGCTCACCATAGGCTTTGTATCGGCATTACCAATCATCATTAACTGGCTAAACCCTGAATACAAAAACTATGGCAAGGGGAATTAATAATGAGCCAATACATAAGCCGTAAATCTGATGCATCGAGCCGCATCCCTACACAATCCCTACAGGGTGAAATTTGGACAACTTTAGAAGTAGATGGATTATTTAGCGTTACAGCAAACGCAGACTCAAAAACTGGCGCATTGTTTGCTACATACCTAAACATCAAAACACCCAAAATAGGTGGCGCAACAGAGCTTACAATCAAGTGGGTACGCGATCCTAAAGGCATTAATGATGCTACTGGCTACCAAACATTCAGCCTTAAAAAAGGTGGGACTACCTATGTAAAAGACTTATGGATGTTCCAATCAAAAAGAGGTCAGCCAGTCGCATTAATGCTCAAAGCTAATGGCAAAGCCACAGTTACTACACGCGAAATCAAGTTGTCTATCTCATGAGCCAAATACTTGTTGCCGGACAAATTGCAGCTGCTCTCATAGCCATTCTCAGCCTTGGGGGCATCCTTGTTAAATGGGCCATTGTTAAGCCAATTAAGGCTTACATAGACACCATGACCTATGCCATCCAGCCTTATGCCAATGGCGGAAAATCCTTACCAGACTTGATAAATAAGGTAGATAACCTACATCTTGTGGTTCAAAATCACATAGACACAAGGCATGACACGCCAGTTTTCTCAAAGTGCTTGTGCGAATCCTGCGTATCGTGCTAGAACTATTCATGTAAGCGCCAAGGCTTACAACTAAGAATAGGAATCAGGGCATGTTAACAATTATTGGCTTCGGCTTATTTTTTATAGTCGGCTATGCAGTCGGCATGATGGTAGAAAATGACCATCATAAACAACAACAAATGAAACGGGCAAGGGCTAGACATCCAGTAGGTTCATCCATTGAAGCACAAATGGCTAATGATGGGTGGAAAATCTAATGGCTTTTGACATCAGCCAATATGTAACAGCTGCTGAGCGCGTGGCAATGTTCTATGAAAGATTCCCTGAGGGATCTATTCAGTTTGAGTACATGGGTGTAATGGATGGTGACCCCACAAAAATGTGGGGCGTTGCCAGAGCCTACAGATCACCAGAGGATTCATTGCCGGGAGTTGGCACAGCATCAGAGTTTATTATTGGCAAAACTCCATACACATTTGGTTCAGAGATGCAAAACCTAGAGACAAGCTGTTGGTCGAGAGCAGTAGCAAGTCTTAACATTGGCACTTCTAAAGGCATAAGCAGTAAAGAGGAAGTAACTACAAGCCGACAGAATCAAGCGCCCGGACCTGCCAAGACAAAGGAAATCACACCAGTGGTCGAACCGCCCAGTGACTGGGGAATCCCCAGTGAAGCCGAGGAGTTACTCGAACCCGTACTGGATCCGTGGGACATAGATTATGTACAGCCAGCGCCGAAAGTGCCTGACTGCCTACATGGACCTATGACACGCCGTAGTGGTATTGGCAAAAAGACTGGCAAACCCTATGCAGGTTACTTCTGTGACAATGAGCCACAGTGTGATGCAAAGTTTGATCGCTCATGAGAAAAAGGCTAAACAAACCACAAAACATACTTGAGGAAGCTTTGGACCTTGCACAATGTGACCTTATGGACATTCATAGGCAGGTGTATAACAAATGGTGTGAAGTGTGCGGAATCAAAAGAAAATGTGAAATTTGTAGTTACACCACAACTTGTGAATGTTGTTTAGTTACATGGCCTTGCCCAACTAACATCATTACTGAAACTTTATGGAAACATTTTAAGGTTTTGACAGAGGATGATTACTCATGACTGACTCACATGTAATGCGCTGCGGCTGTGGGGGCTGGGTGTACATCGGTAACCCATGCGGCTTTTGCTTAAAGTGGAGTAACCAATGAACCCGGAACACAGCCAACATTGTCATTGTGTCTGCACTGACCTTTATGAGCTACAAGCGGCCATCGAGGAAGCCAGAGCAATACACCTACAGCCAGAGCCAAAAGACAACTGCCTAATGTGTGGCAACAATGCTGGCGAATGTGATAACTGCAAATGGACCAAGAATTGCATAGTGTGCGCCGAAGTCTGGCCATGTGACACATTCATCGCACTAGATTTAGAGCGATCATGAGCCGTTGGCATTTGGAGTTTCATACAACCTTGATGAGTTTAATCAGAATGGTACGAAATCTAAGACACATGGATTGTGAACACTGTGCCGATTTACTAACACAGGTTTACAAGTGCATGGACAAAGAAACAAAAGAAATCAGAGATAGGGCAAACAATGATTGATAACAAAGATGCAATGTACATTTCAATACTTAAAAAACTTTATGGGGCTTACGAAGCATTGCCCTACTTTGCTGAGAGCTGTGAGATCTGCAGTGAGACATTAACACCTGTAGACATTGGTGTAGATCCATACACCGACACGCGCACTTGGATGACTAAGTGTTGTGGCGTAGTGAACACCTATAATCAGAAACTCTCACCAAGCATATAAAAACTAGCCAGTAGTTGGAGTGGTTCTTGATCCCTCGTCCGGACTACTGGCTAGTACCTACATTTTAATCACAAGACTGACAAAATGTCTAGGCATGACTCAAACTGCTGGCAGCCTTATCAGCTGCTAAACCGCCGTCAGAGGGCGTGTCCCGGCATGCCTGATAATCATGCACAATGCAGAAATGCGAGCCTGATTACTAGTAATAAAACCGAACTGCCTTATTACATAACAAATTGGTAACAGGCATATGGCGCAGTTGGGTTGTTTATAGTGAACAACTCCCTTTACAAGCGAAACTTATACAGTGACGGGTGTGGATGGCTCGCTAAGAGCCATTCCTGCTCACTTACCAGTTCTGGGTGTGGATTCCTCTTAAACTTGATACATGGATAAATGGGTTCAAGTCAGACATTCTGAATTGCTCAATTATGTAAACGGGGTAGAAATGCTAAGTAAAGATCATTCAAAATTACAAGATCAAATTAATGATGCAAAACAACTTGCAGGCATTATTGATAGGACATGGAAAGAAAGGCTTGATGAACTAATGGATTTAATTATTGATACACATCCAGCTGTAAACATTGAATACAGAAATGGCTTAATGACTGCCTATAACCTAATTGCTGGACATAAGGTTTGACATGCTTGACATCAACTCCCCTAAGGGTCAAGAGTCACTAGAGCATGAACTAAGAGCCGTACAGTTATGGCAACATCATTACCCAAACTACACATACATCCACACACCTAAGAATGGCCCCGCATTAGTTGATGCAGTCATTGGTGACAACGATTGCAATGTGGTAGCCGTAGTTGAGCAGAAGTCCCGGAACATGAGCCTAGAGCAGCTGCAGAAATGGGACATGGAGTGGCTTATCACATTCGACAAGATAGAAGCTGGCCGTTATGTAGCCAATTCATTAGGTGTGCCATTCATAGGATTCTTGTATCTAATCCCAGATGATTTACTAATCACTAAGCAACTGGCCAACGCTAAGGGCGAATGGACTTGTGACTTTCGTACAGCCATTACAGAAACACAAGAGACAATTAATGGTGGCAAAATAGAAAGATTAAATGCGTACATTGATTTAACAGAAGCAAAACACATAAGGCAAAACTAATGACAATACTTGCAGGGCTAACACATGGTGGCAAAGTATACATGGGCGCTGATCGCGCTATGGCAGACAATCATTTCATTAGTCCATTAGCAAAGCCTAAGATCCGTAAGGTAGGACCGTATTTAATTGGATACAGTGGGTCACTTGGTACTGGACAACTGACAACCTTTGCTGCATACCCGGACATAAACACTACAAACCTTGAAGCATGGATGCGGATACAATTCTGTGGCGCATTACAAAGAGCTGCTGATGAGTTTAAGATAGACATAAGCACTGATGACAATGGGGCAGATCTATTGGTAGGTGTTGCTGGCAGATTGTTTGAGATCTCAACTATCGATTGGTCAGTAGGTGAATACAACATGATTGCTACAGGCTCAGGCTTTCCATACGCCATGGGTTCATTACACACAACAAGACATACTGATGATCCACATTGGCGCATCAGAGAAGCTGTAGGTGCGGCTATTAAGTACAGCCCATCATGTGTAGGACCTGTTGATGTATTGGTTGCTTAATGAGTAAAGCCCATAACAGGGGAACAACCACTGAATGGCGTAAATTGCGTGAGGCTTGCTTTCGCGTATGGGGTAAGACATGCATGTACTGTGGAGACCGGGCGACTGAGGTGGATCACATCATTGAAGTAGCCGTTGGTGGCTCTAATACCATCGACAATGTGCAGCCATTGTGCAAGCCCTGTCACATGGCCAAGACTGCTGCATTCAATACAGTGCGTGTAAGGCCCTCACAAAGCCATAGGGGCGTTTTTTCTGAGCGTGTGCCAC